CACGGCTTCTGTGATTACTGCCGAGGGTACTGCCGACGAGACAAGCTTCTGGAGTGACTGGGCATTTACCCGCAGCGACATCTTCTTGTACGAGCAAGGAGCAGCAACCGAATCGCCTGCGTATTGGATGACGTGGCAAGCCTTGCCCGAAAGCTCTCCGCTGCTATTTGAAGATGCCACCTAGCTATCGCTAAGCTGGAAGCACACTGATTAGACGCTTGCAGTCTTGGCGTTATGGCCGCACCCAACATTAAATCAGGCAGCTCCGTCACGACCGTCACCGGCAAGACCGTGGGTTATGCCGTCACCACCTCGATGGCCGCAGCGCTCAGCAATGGCTCCAGCAGCGGCAAGGTGCTGAAGATCAACAGCGTCTACTGCGCCAACGTGGACGGCACCGCAGCTGCTGACATCAGCCTGGAGCACTACAACGGCACGACGGGGTTTGCGATCGGCAAGACCATCGCCGTACCGGCTGACGCCACCCAAGTACTGGTCACCCGCGAGGCTTACATCTACCTGGAGGAAGGCCACAGCCTCCGCGCACAGGCCAGCGCTGCCAACGACCTGGAACTGGTCATCTCCTATGAGGACATCAGCTGATGCTCGGACTTAATTCTGGGCTTATTGGCGTTCGTCGTGTGCCGACCCCCGATTTGGCGCCTGGCATATGGGTGCCAAATGAGCAGGTCTTGGCAGCGCGGGCAAACATTTGGTCAGGCAAAGATCCCTACTGGAACAATGTCAGTGTGCTGCTGCACATGGATGGCAGTAACGGCAGCACCACATTTACCGACAGTAGCAGCAATGCCATTACCGTCACGGGTTATGGCAACGCACAAATTAGTACCGCTCAAAGCAAGTTTGGCGGTGCATCTGCTTATTTTGACGGCAATGGTGACTACCTGTTGACCGCCAGCTCGTTAGCTCCTTTTCAAATAGGCACAGGTGATTTTACGGTAGAGGCGTTTATTCGTCCCACCGAATCAGTTGCCGGCTATAGGAGCCTGATCGGGCTTCAATCGGGAGACATTGATACTCTCTACATTCTGAGTGGTCAATTGACTTGGTACAACTCAGGGACAGCAGCAGGCACAATCGCTGTTGATACTTGGCATCACGTTGCAGCAAGTCGTGAGGGCACAAGCCTCCGAACTTTCATAGATGGCGTTTTAGTTAATACGTCTACAAATAGCAATGACATGACCTTTGGGCGGTTGCGCGTCGGAATTAACGGAGGTCTTAACGGTGAATTCTTCCAAGGGTGGATGGATGAACTCCGCATCACCAAAGGAATCAGCAGATACAACGCGACGTTCACTCCACCGACCGCTCCTTTCCCGAACGGCTGATGCTGTACTCCCACCGCCAAGCCATCCCAGCACCCCTGCCGCACCGCATCCGCTTTGCGGACGGCAGCACCCGCACCGACGCCAGCACCTTCACGCCTGACGAGCTGGAGCGTGCCGGTTACAGCGGCCCCTACGAACGCCCCGAGTGCAACCCGAAGCTGGAAACGATCGACTGGGACGGCACGCAGTTCCTGGTGCGCCCCTACAACTTCGATGAGCTGCAAAAACAGCACGCCAAGGTCCGCGAACGGCGCATCGAGCTGCTCAAGGCCAGCGACTGGACGCAGATCGTTGACTACGACCTCGGCGCCGATCGTGACGCCTGGGCCGTCTACCGCCAAGCCCTGCGCGACTTGGCCGATGCTGTCAACCCGTTTGACATCACCTGGCCGCAGCCGCCTGCCATCTCGGCAGAATGAATCCATCTGAGCATCAACTATGGCTTCCCTGATCTACAACTCAGCCGTTGATGACATGGCCCGTGGTGCCATCGACTTCGACACCGATACCTTTAAGGTGATGCTGGTCACATCGGCCTACAGTCCGAACAAAGACACGCACGACAAGCGTGATGATGTCACCAACGAAGTCAGTGGCACCGGCTACACCGCTGGCGGCGTCACCAGCGCCTGCACCGTCACCAAGGACACCGCCAACGATCGCGTCACGCTCAGTTTTGCTGCTGTGAACTGGGCCACCAGCACCATCACCGCCAGGGCTGCTGTGATCTACAAGTCGCGCGGCGGCGCCAGCAGCGCTGATGAGCTGGTCTGCTATGTGGACTTCGGCGGTGATGTCAGCAGCAGCTCTGCAACCTTCAGCCTGGGCAGTAGCACCATCACGCTGCAGAACTGATGGCCACCTTCCCGGCACTGGAGCCGGCCACACGCCGCTACAGCATGGGCACCTTCCCCGTCACCGAAGAAAAGGGCTTCGGTGGTGGCAGCGTCCGCTTCCGGCATGGCACCACCGCCTACAGCCACAACCTTGAGCTGGGCTTTGCTGCACTCACTCAGGCAGAGGCCAAGCTGCTGCGCGATCACTACCGCGAGCAACAAGGCGGCTACATCGCCTTCCCGCTCAGCACTGAAGTCTGGGCCGGGCACACCAGCTTTACCGATCTGGTGCCAACCTCCACGCACTGGCGCTATGCCGCGCAGCCGCAGGAAGATCACCTATCCGCCGGCTATGTGAACGTCTCAATCAGCCTGATCAGCGTGCCGGCTGTGGTTGCCGCAGCATCTGCCGGCCTGGCCTCCACCGTTACAGCCACCCTGGCTGGTGGTGCTGCATCGGGCAGCTAACCTGAGATAGCGATTCACGCCAGCTATGGCACCCACACCAGAAGGCATCACCAGCATTGCCATAGCGCTGCTGGCTGGCTCTGAACTGCTGGCAATCGTGCCCGGCGTTCGCGCTAACAGCTGGACCCAGCTGATCCTCGGCGCACTGCGTGGCATTGCCTCCCGCAAGCGGTGACTGAGCCTACGCACGGTGAGATCCTTCGCGCCATCGGCGTGCTGGAAGGCCAGCTCAAGCAGCTGCTGGATGCTGCCATCTCCGACAAGACTGAGCGGAGCGGATTGGGCGTCCGCGTTGGCCGACTGGAGACGCGGATGGCGCAGGTGGTGATCCTTGCCGTTGTTGCCGCCATGCTCAGTCCTGTCATTTGGTCCGAAATCAAGAGCGCATTCAGCTACCGGCAGCCAGTACCGCAGCACCTGCAACGGCCATGACGCAGCTCAGACTGGTTGATCTGTTCCGTTACTTCAAGGGGCTGCCGCATCAGCTGGCGGCGATCAGCGAGCTGGAAGCTGCCATTGGCCCGCGCCTTCTGAGCCGCGATCAGCCATGGTTCAAGACATGGAGTACGGCCGGAGTGCAAACCGATCTGGCCGATGCGATCCAGATCATCAAGGAGTTTGAAGGCTGCCACCTCAGCGCCTACCCTGATCCGCTGAGCGGCGGCGATCCGTGGACGATCGGATACGGCACCACGCGCTATGGCGCTGGCGATCCGGTCAAGCGCGGCGACAAGATCAACGTCATCGAAGCTGACATGCTGCTCCGCCTAGAGGTGGACCGCATCGCAGACCGCCTGCGTGCGATCCCGCACTGGGCAAGCATGAGCGATCCGCAGCGCTGCGCGTTGATCAGCTTTGCCTACAACCTCGGCATTGGGTTCTACGGCAGCACTGGGTTCGAAACCATCAGCGCTGCATTGCGCGACAAGGACTGGCCATCGGTGCCAGCAGCCATGCCGCTCTACCGTAACCCTGGCTCTGCCGTTGAGGCTGGCCTGCTGCGCCGACGTAAGGCTGAGGGCGCACTCTGGCAGAAGGGCACACCGCAACCGCAACAGCAGGGCATCCTGCTACGTGTGCCATATGAGGCGCAGAACGATAACGCCAGCGGCACCGGCTACCGCGAATGCTTCAGCAGTAGCGCTGCCATGGTGGCCAAGTTCTACGGCAAGGTGAGCGGCGACGATGCCTACAACAAGATCCGCGTCAAGTACGGCGACACCACCGACGCGCAAGCGCAGATCAAAGCGCTGCAATCCTTGGCGCTAACCGCACGGCTACGGACCAACTGCAACCCTGCCGTGATCGAGACCGAGCTCGAAGCCGGGCGCCCCGTGATGGTCGGCTGGCTACACAAGGGGCCTGTCGGCGCACCAACCGGAGGCGGCCACTGGTCCGTAATCATCGGCGCAACCAGCGGCGCCTACATCCACAACGATCCGAACGGCGAGGCCGACATGGTGAACGGCGGCTACGTCAACCACAGCAACGGTGCAGGCATCGCCTACAGCCGTAAGAATTGGCTGCGCCGCTGGGAGGTGGATGGCCCTGGTACCGGCTGGGCGATG